AAAAAAACCTTGGCCACTTAAAAACAAAGCTGTAGCATTTGTAGCGCCGGCCCATTTAAGTTCTACAGCTGATTTAGGGTTTGCTGTGTTCACAGAAAACCATATTTTAGCAATCTTTCGACTGCCATTTTCAGTCATAAAAGTAGTAGCTGAAGCATCTACTTTAATAACATCTGTTTCACCAGTACCATCAGAAATGTTTGTTAATTTAGCAACAAACTTTACGCCTGATGTATCTACTAATGTTTGTGTTGTAACTGTATCTGCCATTAATCCGTAAATCCTTTTTCTTTATGACACTCTATAACAAGATTATAACTTGTTATATTATCATCACTTGTTAACAATAAATTACTAGATGAAGTTGATTTAATTTTAGGTTCACCAGGTTTTAAACCATAGTTACCTTTACCATTAATTACCAATTTTTCTTCATCATTAAAGAGTAAAGTAATATCTCCACTCCCCTCTAATTCATAATAAACATTTGCTATAGAAATTATTGGTTCACTCGAAGCATTATTTAATTCTAAAGCAGTTATCAAAATTTGTTCTGTTTCACTACCAACGCCGTTGGCCTTTACAATAACTTTAAAACTATCATCTACTAATGTCGTAGTTGATATGGTCATAAAATTAACTTCTTGGAGAACCTACAGCGCTTACTTTTCCAGCTGCCATAGTGATAACATCACCTGGAGCTTTTTCTATAATAACAGAATCACCAGCTGCATGTAAATATATTTCTCCTAAAACTGTGCTATCTTCAGAACGCACTTCAATTGTTTGTGTACCACTTGTTGCTACACAATTAACAAATTGAGCTCTACTAATATTATCCAAAAAAGGATTTGTAGTAACTGTTCCTTTTACTATAATTGTTGACATTTATTTTATTCCTAATTGTTCGTTTATTTCTTTGTCAAAATATTTTTCAATATCTTCTCTTTTTATATTATAAGAAGCCACAACCTTTTCTACAGCTCCTTCAAATCTACTTAATATATCTTGTTGTTCACTCTCAATTAATCTATATATTTCTTTAACGGCCTCTTTTGACTTAGGTGTTAATTCATTATAAGACTTTGAGTTCATAACTCTAGTTTCTTTTACGATATTACTTATCTTGTTTTTCATTTGCAACCGGTTCAGCAATTACGGGCTTAGGATCGCTATATGGTTCTGCTTCAAGTTGTCCTTGAAACAATACACCTGCTAATTCTTTTCTTCTAGCTTCTAAAGCGTCACCTACTTTATTTCTTAAAGCATCTTTAAACGCTTCGCCAGCTTCAGCTGCTTGTCCTAATGACAATTTGTCTATAAAATTTTTAACTTGTTCACTCATGTTTTTCTCCTATTCTTATATTTATACTATAATTCAGTTTTATCAGGTGTTTTTGTATCACCAGAATCATCACCTAGTTTGTCTATAGAGCTTGAAATACCTTCTTTTTTTATTTCATTATCTATTTCTTCTATATCTCTTTCACTTTGTTTTAATATGTTTTTACGTATATACTTGTTAGAAAAGTATTTACCAACATAATTAGACATACTATCAGTTAAAGCAATACGATCTTTTAACATTTCACTTTCTTTTAGTTCTGAAAAATGACCATCACTTAAAAAGTCATAATTAATAGTTGATTGTATTGTACCCCAATCTTCTTCAGCTATAATACCTTTTAATACTAATTGTGTTCTTAATATATCACTAAACAGTTCAGTAAATTTCTTTCTTAATCTTTGAACAAACTTAGTAAACTTTAATTCATCTCTACTGATTTCAGCAGCTCTACCAATATTAAATCCTGTAGATGCTTCTAATCTGCTGATAGGCACGTTAAGAGAACGATATAATTTCTTTTGGAAATATTCTATATCAGCAATTTCTCCTAAATTTTGGCCACCTGGTAATGTAGTGATTTCAGTTCCTCGACCACCTTCTCTACGAGGTAACCAATAATCTTCCAACATATTCATATAGCTACGATCATCTCTAATTTCACCTGTGCTGGCATCATAGACAAGTTTGTTTCTATATCTTGCCATCACATCTCTTAAATATTGTTCTGCTTTAACTTTAGGAAGATTACCTACATCAATATAAAATATTCTTCTTTCAGGTGCTCGAGCAATACGATAGATTACCATAGCATCTTCAATCATACGTAATTGATTTACTGATTTTATGGCTTTATGTAAATAAGATAAAACTAAATTTCTATTTTGATCTATTAATCCTGATGAAGCATAAGCAATAGTATCTGGAGCAATTCTTACACCAGAACCAGAAGTAGCACCAGAAATACCTTTTTCATTAAATAAAAAATATTCTTCATATTCACTTATTATATCTAAATTGGTCTGTTGTCTTTGTTTGCTTATTTCTCTTACTTTTTTAATTTTTCTAGGATCAATATACTTTAATTCTACTATACCATTTCTAGGATTTTCTCTATCAATAACTTTTTGATAATACATACGGCCATCTACATACCATCTTCTAAAGATGTCATGGCCTTTTGTGTTAAAATCCATTAAACGTAATATGTGTTTAAACTCATCTTCAATTTTTCTTCTTACTTCTTTTCCGAAAGGAAGATTTGTTAAATCTGGTTTTACAGCATCTTTATTTTCATTTGAAACGATAGCTTCGTTCACTATATCATCTACAGCTGTATCACACTCTGGATGTAATGAAACTTCTCTATATCGTCTTACTAAATCAGCTTCGTTCTTAGCTGTACCTTCTAAATCTAAAAATTGACCAGAATAACCACCAACAGCAGAAACGGTTGTTGCTCCGTCATCAGCTACTGGTATACTAAAATTTTGTTTGGGGTCTTGGTCTCTTTTCTTTCGTGTTATACTAAATCCAAATAAGTCTGCCATAATTAAATCCTTTTTTCACCAATTATACGATTAGAAAATGAGTGATGTTGTTGTTTCATAATATTATTTATAAGTTCAAAAAGAGCCGCTTTTTGGACGGCTCTTCTTGTTAATACTCTATTAAGTAGTAGTATTTGTTTCAAAAAACTGATAAGCAAATGTTACTGAAAATTCTTCAATAGCATCAACTGTATCATAACTTAAAGCAATTTCACCAATGTTTGTTGGAAATAAACTTCTTAAAGTGTAAGACTTAACAGTATTACCATTTCTGTCTAGTTGATCTACGAAAGCGTCAACTTGATAATCAGCAGGATTTGTTAATCCTTCGTTATCTGACATATTGTTAATACCATTTTGCCATCTTTCGAAAGCATTTCTAACTTTAAAGTTAGTGTCATTTATAACTGTTACGTTCCAATCAGCAAAAGTTCTATCTCCAGCTATTTTAATAGATCGGCCTCTAAATTTAATATCGACCGTACCTACTGTCATAGCAGGAATAATAGTTGCTTTGCAAAGAAACGCTAGTTCTTCTATTTCGCCACCAACTTGAGCGTAACCAGGAAAAGGCATTGTTACCTTAAACTGATTGGCACGAGCGCCACCGCCGGCAAGTTTAGCTTTGAAGTCTGTGATGTTAGCCATTTTTATTCTCCTATTCTAAATTTACCCTGCCACTTCTTCAAAAGAAACGCCAGTTCTGGTTGCTATAAACGATAATGTAATAAAGTTGATACTTCTAGCAGGTTTAATAAATATTTCTGCTACAAATTCATTTCTATCAATTACGTCGCCTGTATTATTTGTTTCGTCACATACGACTAAAAAGTCTGTGACACCACGTCTACCTTGTACTTCTCGTAAGAATGGTTCAACGATATTTCTAAAGTTTGCTCTAGTAAACTCGTCGTTAAATTCAAACAATTGGAATTTAGAAGCCGTAGCGATTGCTTTTTCTAAAGTGATAAACAATCTTCGTACATTTATTCTATCAAAAGCAGATGGAGCACTTAATCCTGTTTTATCACCAAACAGCACAGTACCTTGTCCAGGAAAAGTTACTACTGGATTGATTCTGCTTCTGTATAGGTCATCTCTTTGTGTCTTATTAGGATTGTATGCTAATTTAACTGCGCCTCTTACATTACCACGGTTAAAACCGGCTGGTGAATACCAAGAGTCAGCAATTAGATCAGTTCTAGCCGATAAACCAGCCATATCGCCATTTAATGGAACGTATCTGTAAACATCATTGTATCTATCGTATTGATATTTGTATCCACTATCGAACACCACATAAGAAGATGAACGAATAGTTGAGTAAGCATCAATAACGTTTAGAGTTTGTGTGTTAGCAGAAGCAACATTCACAACGTCTGCTCTCTCTGGAGATACAAACGCTATAGCGTCTTTTCTATTTTCTGCAATTGTAATTAAATTGTCAATGTGTGTAGCCGTACAAGTTCCACTTATAATTAATCCAATATCTACTGTTTCAGCATCTTCGAATTTTTCATAAGCAGTCTTTTTCTGACCTACTGTTACTGCAGAACCATCTGAACCACCTGATAGTGATTCTAAAGTCGTAACAGTTACAGCTGTAAATGTAGTACCAGCAGCGTTTGAGCCCCAGTTTGAACCACTTGAATTATGGTCCATCCAATAAATGAAACGTGATTTATTGTATATTACATCTACATAATAATTTGAATCTCCTTGAGGTGTTTTAGCGTCAGCAGCTTTTGATGCTGAGTCAAACACTTCTAAGATTGTACCAGCAGTACCAGAAATACCACCATCTTCATCTACAACGACAATGTGAATTTCGTCATTAGAACCGCCTCTTTCAGAAGCGAATGGTGAAGTACCTGGAGCACCAGCTACTCTTTCGTAATATTTCCAATAACGTTTTACATTAGCACCGTTTGTTAATGCTACGTGCAATCCGCCTTGGCCTGTGTCTGCTCTTACAAAAGTAACAACAGAACCAACTATAGTAGTTACTCTAAATTTGTAACCATCATAATCTGTTCCAGCAGCTGTAGTAGAAAATTCTAATATGTCTCCTACAACTATAAGTGCCACTGATGTTAAAGTTACCGAAGTATCAGCAACGTCTGCTGAAGCGTCATTTACTGTTGTAACTGCCGCTGTCGTGTATGCTGTAGCACTTGGACAAGTTGATACTGATATATTGTTACCAAAAGCACCTGCTTCTCTAGCAGCAAAAGTTCCGATTGAAGCTGATCCTGTAGAATAGTTGTCTTGGTAGTCTTGTGTATTTTTTATTAAAATACCACTACTGTTAGCGGTAGCGTTTAATAATCCTGTGTTAGTTGCTCGTACTACTCTTAAAGCGTTAGAGTATTGTAGAAAGTTGGCAGCACAAAAAAAGTCCTCAAAGTTATTTGAGTCTGGTTTGCCAAACGTGTCTACTAATTCTTGCTCACTAGAAACCGTTACGATTTCATCAAGTGGACCTTTTAAGAATCTAGCTGCTATAGCACCTACCGAAGTTGATACAGCAGGAATAATTCTTGTTAGATCTCTTTCCTGTACGAGAACACCTGGTGATACTTGAAATGCCATTAGGTTTTCTCCTTTTTTAATTAGCTAATTTTATCATATGTTTCAAAACTCGTATTATTCATACGCCCATAATCAAAGTTAATCATCTACAATCTATTTATAATACGCTGGTTTTGTACATTATTCACCTTTTCTAACGACTGGATGCCACGTTTCTCCATACTCATCCTTAAAGGGTTGAGTATCTTCAGTGTTTAAACCATCATCTATAAATCCAAAAGGCGCCATATCTTGTTCAATTATATTAGATTGTTCTTCGTATAACTTAGAACGAACATCAGAATTACTTAATTCTTTAAAGTATGTTTGATTTGATAACCAGCCAAATATAATCAGACAAGTCATTAAATCGTCATTGCAACCATCTTCTGCCATCCAAGAGTTATGTCGTCTAGCAAAGGTAGACATCTCCTCTATAATATTAAAGTCATTGATTATAAGTTTATCTGATTCAATAATAGTCTTTAGATTTGAACAACCTATCTTTTTAATTTGTTTAGTCATACGAACACCTAACTGACTTCCACGGCCACTGAAACCTGTACCTAATACCTGGCCAGCTCGACCTCTTTGTGTTGTCATTAATACATTTTCGTATTCTAAATCAAAA